CCAGTCAAATGCAACATCTTGAGCATCATCATAACTTGCACAATACTCTGCAGCATGATCATCAAACTCACCGAATGACTTAGGTTGAACAGCGAACATTTCAGGCACCAATCTCTTCAAAAAGTTGTTCAATCATGCGAAACTCTGCACCACTTAGCATTGCAGAAGTCCAGTCACATTGATCAAGAACCCAATCAACTGCTTGATCAAGATTTGCATCAGTTTCTAACACAAACTGCGGTAGAGATTGTAGTGCGGAAAGAAAAGGATCTCGGTTGGTTGTCATTGAGTTGTGTTCCTTTGACTCTTTAAGAATACACGATTTAGAGTGCAGTGCTCATTTCATGTGCCAGAGATTGGATTGTCACACTGCTGCTGGATTCTGGTGTGCTGGTCTGTCTTGAGTGTGTCTCGCTGAGATCCATTGCTATCACTAGAGTGAAAACTTGATTTTTGTGCAATTTCACCTGGCAGGTAGAATGAACCACCTGCTCAAATAGAATTGCAGAGAAATCAGTTCTTATTCACAACACAGCAAACTTTCCCAATTAAAGGGCCAAAGAACAGGATTGTCTAGGAAAAACTCATCATCAGCATCAGTCAGTTCTGAATACTTTTCCCGACACATTTGCACGATTTCTTCATCAGTTGGAAACTTCTTCATGATTAGGAATTGCGACGTTGAAGTTCTGCGATAAGTTGATTCAAATACTGATCTGCTTCTGGTGTTTTCAGAAGTGTTGCATCTGCAATCTCAAAAGATAAATCAGAATCATCAAGATCCTTGAGTTCTTGTTCAGTATAAAATCCGTAATCAGTCATACTCATAGATAACTTTCTCAAGTTCAGTAAGAAGTTCGGGTGTGAAGTTTTCTACAATGGGTTGTGGTTCTTCATCCTCATTGCAATCATAATACAACTCACATTCATATTGATATGCAAGATCATCATTCAACAACATCAGGTTTTCAAGTTGTTGTTCAATTCTGCGAATCAGTTGTGATTGATTCATCTCAACCTCCACCATACACATACTCTACAATACCTGCTTCATCAAGTCCTACACTTTCAATGATAGTGACCTTAGCATTGTTGAACTCTTCAGCATGATATTTACCAAACTCTTCAACAAACAACTCACGACATTGATTCATATTCTCGGCAGCAATTAAACACATTCCAGGAGTGTAATCGAAAAGAACTTCTTTGAGAATGTAGAGTTTCATGATTTCAGTTGATAGTGATTGCAACGGATTCGATTTCTTGATCATTGATATCATACCTTTCATAGATCCATTCATTGTCCTCCACATTTAGATAAGTGTGCAAATCCCCATTAGATTCTTCTTTCATAAAAGATCCAACAAACTTATCGTAAATGTAACCAGAGTTCAGAAGTGCATCCTCAAAAGTCATAGTTCAATGCTCCAATCAGAATCGTTGTGAAGATTAACCCAGAAGAAGTTTTTACCATTCAGTGATCGTAGAAAAACACGATCACCTTTGTTTTGTTCAATCACACACTCCGATTCTTGTCCCATGAGATTACAGAATCGGTTTCGTGCTTTCTTGCTTTTGGGAGTAACAAATGCAGTCATGATTCAGAACTCCAGAGTAGACATAGAGCGACGCATGTTGCTGCTCAGAAACAACGAACCCCAGGAATCAAAAGTGAACCAAGGTGCAATCGTGAAAGTTCCAGGCACTTCTTTACATTCACGCAGTGCTTTCTTGGGAAACCAGATAGTGTGACGTGGTGTGAGAATTGACTTGAATTGGATTGCTTTTTCGGTTTCTTTCACTTTAACAACTGGAAGAATGTTAAAGTGATGCTTGCGTCCCAGGTTGATGATACAAACATCGTTCTCATCAATGTTAGAGTGAACTTCGTTGATGCTTGCGGTCTTGAGCATGGGTCTCGTTCCTTTGACTCTTTTAATATACAGGGTTTTGAGACCCGTGCTCATTTATTGTGCCACTTGTACTTGTGTCACATATTCTTTACTTCTTCCACCAATTCTTGCAGTTCATCGTCATCATAATAGATCGACAGTTCTTCCATCAATTCACTCTCATTATAGTCAATCATATTATCAACAATCATTTCCTGGGCAAATACACACAAATCACGCATGTCCATGTTATCAACAACTCGCTCAGCATAGAGTTGAGTCAGTTTGTAGATTTGATCTTGAGTAAGTGACATTTTGTTTGTAGGATTAGGAAGGGAAATCATCACTTTTTGAAGTAAAAACCTGCAGTTTTATTCAATTCAATCAGTTTTTCATGAATCTCTTGCAGTTCAGGTTCATAACAAATACCATCGACACTTTCAAGATCATTGAAATCTACCACATCAGTTTCTTCCAGGTAGAGTGTTCCACCTTCAAGAATTGGTGTGTAGAAAAGTTCACCTTCTGCATCAATAGAGTATGCACAACCATGACCTTCGGGAATGTAGAGAATCATTTGTTTTTAGATGACAGAAACTTCGATTTCCTTGATGTTCAGTCCACAGAGTTGATTGTAGACCCGCTTGCTGATTGTATCACAAGCATTTTTGAGTTTGGAACGTTCATACCAAATAGTACAAAGTCCATCGAAAGTTGTAACCTTAACGCGGATGTCTTTCATCGCTTGCAGATAAGATAAAGAACAATGATTGAACCGATGAGAACAGTTGACATCAGCAAGCACCTGCCATCCAGTTGTACTCTTGCACCTGATCAATGTTATCACCAGTGATCACATAATCCTTTGCGGTTCTCTCATTGATCTCGCGGATTGCATCTTTCTTGGTGATGCACTTCTGGGAGATGGTATCAATACCCTTCCAAGAAAGAATCTTGAGAGTATAGTTGGAACAATCAGCAATGGGATAGAAACCCACCAGCATTGTACCATCTTTCGACTGAAGTGTGGGAAACTCAATCATGGGTTCCGTTCCTTTGACTCTTTAAGAATACACGATTCTGGTGGGAAAAACCATCGAGTGTGCCAGAGATTTGACTGGCACACTCTCTTAGTTTATATCAACGAGCGTAAAGATAAGATCCGTGCCAGGTTGCTTTCTCAAACATTTGCTCACGAGAGTTGATAATCAGCACATTGTAACGCTCACCTTTAGCAGGTGCTTTTATGCTTGCTGGTTTATACACAGAACCAGTTTGCTTATCAATAAAAGCATGAATAGAGTCACGACGATCACCAATGTGCATGAACACTTTGTGATACTTACGACCAGAAGAATCCAGAGAGTAGTGATACCCATCGGGAGCATCTTGTTGCAGAGCATCACACAACATCAGACCATACTTAACAATGTTAAGTTGGATAGTGTTCTTTGCATCTTGCTGAGAAACGTAGTCAGCGAAAGCAGTAGTCATTTGCGTGAATTGCTTTGACTCTTATAGAATACACGATTTTGGACTCTGTGCTCATTTATTGTGCCACTAATACAACTGACACATCGGTATATCAAATTGGAAGAACTCCGAACGATTCTTGTTGTTTTGGTTTTCTTGAGATTGTTTCTTCATTCAAGCGACGATTTGCAATGTCATTGTATTCTTGAGACACATCAATTCCAATATAATTCCGACCCAAACATTTCGCTGCAAGTGTTGTTGTTCCGCTACCATTGAAAGGATCAAGAACTACACCACCAGGAGGACAGAAACATTCAATCATGTCATACGCAAGCATGTTAGGAAATACTGCAGGATGTTGACTCTTTAATTTACTTTCACCGCCACAAGTATTTCCAAATGTCATTACGGTTCCAGGACATTTGGTAGGATTGATTTTAACTTGTCTTGATCCAGTTCTTCCATTCTTGGTGCGAATGTTTGCACCTGTCATCACCTTGTTTGCATGTTTTGATGGAATCTTGATATTTTCCTTGTCAAAGTATTGTGGTCGCTTACCTTTGAGAAAGATTGGCATATATTCATGATCTACACGAAATCTTTTCTTCCACCATGCACCTTCTGTTCCTTGACGATGATAGATGTTGCACTCAAATAAACGAAATCCAATGTTATCACACCAATCCACAATCGTTCGGAATGATGTTAATGACTTGGCAAAATCTTTGGTAGAATCTTGTATCACCATCACACAGATTCCACCATCCTTCAACACACGCAGAAGTTGCTCACCTAAACTATGCAAATCGAGTGTGAATCCATTGTAATCTCTCAACTCATCATAAGGTGGAGAAGTAACAACCAAATCAATACATTCATCTGGTAGAGTTTTAAGATACTCTATGTTGTCTGATGTAATGATTTGGTTGAGATTCATCGTTGTTTCTTATTCTCCAGTGCAATTTGGAAGTATTCTACATTATCACCAATCAGTCCAGTTCCTGTATTGCAACGCTTGCAAAGATAACCACGAAACTCTTTTGTTTTGTGGTCATGATCACATTGCCAAGGACCATTTGTTCCATCTACACCTTCAGGAATGTCCTCCACCTTTTCATAACAAATCTTACTACATTGTGGGCAAGAAGTCAAATACTCAGGTGCAGGATTGTCTCGCTTGAGTTTAGAAACGATTGACGACTCTTTCTTAGAACAATCCTTGCAATTTGTATTCACTCGCAGACGCAAACCATTCTTCTTAAATCGTGTGCGATAGTGTTGAAAATAGGTGGATGGTAACTTTCTCTTGCATACAGAGCAAGTACAATCAACCTTCTGAATGTAGTGCTCATCAGAACACTCATTGCACACAGAAATCAAAGGAAAGTTACCACAAGATGACATCATAAAGTGATCTGATGTCTTTTGCTGTTGGCAAATGGGACAATTAAATGTCATTACCAAGTTCCTCTTTGAATGTGAATCTTCTTGATCTCAGTATAAATGAAACTACGAAGTTTAGGTTCGGTAGTGTTATCAAAAGCATAATAAAGACGATTCAAATACTCATCTTGTGTTGCACCTATGTTACCATCACCACCGATGTCATTGAGTGATGAACCTGCGGAAACTTTGTTGCGTCCGAAGTTACCTGAGACACGTCCAGTTGTTCTCAGTTTAGGACGGATCTTTGAAAGATTAGAGTAAGTCATTTGAAACTCACATTTACACCAACAACTTTTGCTTTGGGATTGCGGGCAAGTGCAGTTTCCCGTGCATCTTTAGGATTGGTTGCTTGCACTTCTTCATTGAATACTTTACCACCAACCCAAAGTTGAACAATGTACTTCATAGGTAAAGTGAGTTTTGTTGATACAATTCTTCCATGGACTTTACATTTTTAAATCCATTATAAGGATTCTGTTTCTTGTAAAGATTTTTTCCTACACTATCAACCCATTGCTGAAATTGCAATCTTTCGGGATGATACAGTGGTAATGTAGAAATGTTTTTCATAGTGTTTGAAACTCCTGTGCTTCTTTGATGTTAGAATCGAAAAACTTTTGAATGATAGAATCAATCACAGGATACCACTCTTCGTTTGCACTCGGATACCCACATTCTCGTGCTTGATTGAGAAACTTAAGGATGCAAGTTTCTTCATCCTTGGTGAGATTGACGCGATTGAGAGTGTAACCGTCAGTCATAATCAAACAGAAGGATCTACAGAGATTTCTTTAATGTTCAAACCACAGAGTTGGTTATAGACCCGATTGTTGATAAGATCACAAGCACGTTTTGCACTTGATTTCTCATACCAAACGGTCACACATCCGTCGTTGGTTTCAACTCTTACGCGATAGTTCTTCATAATCAGTTGTCCTCAATCAGTTTGACCGTGGGAGAATAATCAGGGTCTTTGAGAGTTTCATAGGTCTCACTTAAAACCCATTCATTATAATCTTGCTGCGTTGGTTCTTCATCAGGATTGAAGTAATTCCACTCATCAAGAAAAGATTCAACGGTGAAACAAAACTCAACGAATGAGATTTTTTGAATGATGTGTGACATAATCAATCAGTACAGAAGAGAGAAAGAACCACAGTACTTACGAACCCACAGCAAAGTGTAATAATAACTGCGAGGGAGAGACATTACCATGCTTTTGTTAGTAACAGGATTGAGAGCAATAGCAACATACTTGTGGTCACATTCTTGCCATTCAGGTGTAACTTGCTGAATGAACATTTGCATCACCTTACCTTCTTTCCAGTTGGTAGTGTAGTGAAATACCATTGGTTGCGTGGTTTGATTCAACAAAGTCATTGTAAGGGTGCCAGAGGTCATTCTGAGCGGTCTGGTGGACGGTTTAGGGATTGTCCTTCAGCAGTCGGTGCAAAATAATAATTTGCACTGCTCCCAGAGAATATGCTAGGAGCACCAAGATTCCTGTTATCATCACCACAAATCCGATTCAATTACTTGAGAGAACACAACACCAATGTGCTTACAGAACTTTTCAGCAACCTCTTCAAGTGTAGCATCACGATCATCTTCTAGGTCATCAGCATCCACGCAAAACTCTACCATATCAAAACCATTTGGGATCCAAGAGGTAGAATCAGTGGGAAGAAAGAACTCTACACCAACTTCAACAAAAGTAGGGTTGGTGGTGTGTTGAAGGAAAGCAGGCATTTGAGTGATTTGCTTCAATACAGATACAATACACGATTTAGAGTGGTGTGCTCATTTCATGTGCCACTTCTCTGAGTGTCACATTCAGAACTTTTCAGTGTACTTTTTCACACCATCAACAATATGACCAGTTCCGAACTTGTCATAAAATCTTACACCGTGTTCCATAAACTCTTTACGGGCAAGACGACAATCATCTTCATATTCAAGAAGACGTGCTACTTTTCGGATTTCGCTTTGATTCATGAGATGATTGTCTTTACTTGATTAGATTAACATATTTTGGATCAAAAAGCAAACGTGTGTGACAGAATCTCAACTGTCATAATGCTTCACTCCACCTCTAATATATCCTGAACCTTTTTTATCACTAAATGGTACACCTTTTGTTCTAAATGCACTTCTTGCTGCTTCTGCCTCTCCTTGTTGTCTTTGTAGTTTTGCTTTCTTTGCTGCTGCTGCTCTTTCAGATGCTGCTCTTGCACCACTACTTAATCTTTCATAATCAATTGATTCTTGATTCTGTTTTGCTTTAATGTATGCCCTATGTTTGGTTACATAATCAGGATCACTTGGATCAGGTTTTTCTAGTTTAGTTACTTTTTTTGCAACCTTTTTGGTTGTTGGTTTTTGAACAGGTGTTACCATCAGAATCTCATCAACATTCTCACCATCATACTCAACTTCATCTGCTAATCCTTGCTTTTGAAGTTTTGCATGTTGTTGAAGTGCAGCAAGAAGTTCTTTCTTATCTCTTATCTTCTTGATATTCTTTGCACGTTGCTTTACTTCTGGAGATCTTGTAACCACAACTTCATCTAACTCAACTTCTTCCTTATTCATTAACTGCTGAGCAAGATCATTTGCTCTTCTTTGTTGTCCACGATAAAGTTTTTGTCTTGCATCAGAACTTGCTCTTGCAGTATCACGATCTGCTACTGTTTTAATTCTACTGCGAATTGTATTTGCTTGTCTGCGCTTTTTGGGATCTGGTGAATTGCTTAATACCCTTGCTCTTCTTTCTGCTTTCTCTTCACCAGTTCTTCCAGAATATCTAAAATCACCTGCTTGGCGAGTAACTGGAACTCTTGCCTCACAAATTTCTATAAACTCACCAAATGTTCTTTGCGCTACCATCTTCCCAATACTTTTTAGGTATTTATAAAAAAAGACCACCCGAAGGTGGTCTCAATACATTCACCAATTCTTTGGTATCACAAAGTTATTATAGGAGAACACTTCACGATCAACTACTTTATACATTCCATATTTGTTGGTGATACAATAACCTTCGTGAAAACTATCTTCACCATTGATAGAACATTCAATGTCGTCCTCTTCATGAATGAATAAGAACAAATCTGTTTTGATAGATGCAACCAACTTCCACAAACGAATCAGATTGATGTCACAATCGCATTTTTCTGCAATTTCATTTTCATTCACGGGGATTTGCTCCCTGATGCAGTCGTTGATTGCTTTTTTGATTTCTGCTGCTTTGCGATCAGACACAAACTCACATAGAGTGCTCATTTGCTTGGCAAACTTACACACATCCTCCAGATCTTCACGATAAGGATTCAGAGACACTGCAGGTTGCACAAACAGGACACTCTTAGTGCTCGCAAACTTGCTGGTGATAGGATGTGCTACCATTTCAGGCAGTTTATCACCAGTGTAGTAAGTGTGAGGACAAACGATAATCTCCTGACGCACAATCTCAGGAAACTTATAGGTAATAAGTTGCGGTTTAAATGTATCAAGACCTTTACCGAAACCAATCCAATCACCCTGATACACTTGTTTAGTGCGAGGCAGAAACTCCAGACAATAGATGAGGATCTGAGTTACACGAGGTTGACCACCAAAGTGCGCAAAGATGTCGTCTTCGTTATAGCACAGGCGAATCTTTTTCTTGTTAAATGCTGCTTTGGTACAAACAAAGAACTTACCATTCTCAGGATTGGTTCCCCAGACAATAGCAGGAGCGCCATCCATCTTGACACTGATGAAACTATCAACCTCAGAAAACCAATCAAGAACTGAAAGATCACCTGTCAGGATGGTATCTTCAGGATGATCGATGTGCTTGTTTTGAGTCATTGGAAGTTTGTTGATGAATGTATTGTAAAACCACCCCAGCACCATTGAGAACTGGAGTAGTCAGTTTTTTAATTGTCCTCTTTCAGTTTATCCATTGCAGATTTGCTTACCTTGCACACCATGTCGTTATCATAGAAATACTTTACACGTTCACGACGAGCGGCAATCAAAAGATTGTATTCTTCTTGCTGTTGTTTGGTAAAAACAAAATCTTGCCTCCTCCAAGCATCTTTCAATTCACGAAGATGAGGCAGAACATTTACAGTGTCAGTCATTCCGAAATGTACTCCAAATAGCAGTAACCAATTTGTTTGCGTCCTTGATGAGTTGTGGTGTCAGTTTCTACTACACCTTCACTTTCAAGTTTTTTAATGCGACGATCTGTTGCAGTATTCAGTTTTGTAATCCAGAATCCTTTTTCGACGGTAAATGTCATTTCAGTAATCGTAGTTGGAGTTCAGGTAAGAGTCAAAAGATTTGTTTTCATCTTCGACTTCATCAAAGAGTCCATCGTAAGATGCTTCTGCAAAGTCAAAACCAGCAGATTCTTCAATTTGGAAATCATCAAAGGAGTTCATTAGGTGTTCCTTAACTGAACAAATACAATATACAGACAATTTGGGTGCTTGTGTGAGATCAGTGGACAGTTTTCTAACTGTCCTTAAGTTCTCTTTTTATTTCTCTTTTAAGTTCTTCTCTTTCCGATTCTTTTTCCTTTCGTTCTTGTTGTGCAGCATGATAACCTGCAACACGTTCTCTCTGAGATGCCATCTGATCTTGTTGTCTTTGTCTTAATTCTCTACGTCTCGTCTCAATATCTTCAAAAAATTGTTGAAGTGTTTTCATTTTCTTTTTTGAAGATATTTATGTTACAAGTATTTTAATATCCTTAGCACCTTTTTCTTTTACAAAGTGCTCCCAGAAAATAGCATCATCAATTTTCAAGAATGTTGCTTGTTGACAAGAATAACCCTTCTTTTTGGGTTTGAGATAAGTCACTTGGTACATAAGATCCATCAATCATAAAGTAGATTTTAGTTTCATCATTCCAGTGTCTAATTGCATTAGCAACAATGAAACAGTTAGTGATAAAAATAGACAGAAACATGACAAGACGGATAAGAGCAATCCTATCCGCCTCTGTATTATCTTTACTTGCTTTTTCACCTAATGCTTTAGCAAGCAATCGCCAAACACTTTTCCTCTTCTTCATGGATTGATTGTCTTGATTTAACATATTCCAATTGTTTCCACTGATCCTTGTAACAAACCACAAGCAATCGTTCGTTTGTATGAATAGGGCAGCACTCAAGATTTACTTCATTTTTTGGTCGAACATTGTGCTCGATAGTGATATACTCATCACATTTGAAATAAACCCATCCTTCAACACCTTTAGTCCATACAACAAAATCATTGACTTGTGGATCGTATTGTGTCATACAAAGAACGCATCTAGTGGGGACTGCTTTATCGGCATCGCGGTATAATTTCGCGTATCCTTGATATTTACACAAGCACCGATTGTACTACTATTGATGGGGGAGAAATATTCTCCCGTTTTGGATTTCCAAAATCCCCAGATTGTTCTGGTTGTTTTGCCGTTATTGTAATCAAACTTACGATGGCAACGCAACCAAATAGAAATTGTTCCTTTTTTGAACTCATCAAACTCATAAGAATAACCCTCTGGTGGATGATGTGGAAAATCAGCAATCATAAAATCTGTCTCTCGACATGTATTTGATTTGCTCTTGGAGTTTGATGATTTCACGCTGTTGTTCAGTAATCTTGTTTTGCAAATAAGTAATGCGATCTTGATACTGCTGTTTAAGATTAAACTCTAAACGATTCAGTGAAGTGTCAATCATCAGGTTGTAAAGGATTCAATAACACCAGAATCTACATCTCCAGCAAGAGCAAATGTAGTAGAAACAAGAATGTTTTCTTTCAGATTGCTATAGTATTTCTCATAGAAATTACCATTATCATCTGCAGAAATCAAATCAAAACATTCGTCATCATCTTCTGCAATTACATTCCAAACACCACCATATTCACTTGCAGGAAAGGGAACATAATGTTGAACGATGTAGAGAAACTTTTGTGCCATTGTTATTTGTAAATTACCTCTTAAGTTTAGTTGTTATCGTACTCTTTGTCAATCGCATCATCAGCATCAGATGCAACTGAAAGTAGAGAAAATCCAATGGTTAGAATAACTCCAACACCAATACCAAGAATAAAAGTCATTAGTAAAACTCCGCTAAAAAATACTCAACTGTAACTTCGTGTTTTGCTGCTTCTGCTTCAACTTCTTTCCAGAAGTCCTCTGCTACTTTATCCATTTCTGCTTGTTTGATAAGATCACGGAGTCGTTGTGGAATCATTTGGATTTCTCCCTAAGTTGTGCTTCTTCGCGTGGGTACATTACCTTGAAGTAATATACCATAAGTGATGATACAAATGCAACTAATGCTGTGTAGATTGCAATAGCAAGTGCGATGCTCATTGTTGTTGATGATAGTAAGAATCAAACATTCGTTGATCTCGCTGGATTAGAAAGACATTCCAACCAAGAATAAAAGCAAGTCCAAGTAATCCAGAGATCACATATTTGCGGTTGGTGTTAGTCATACTGCAAGTGCTCCAGAGGGGATTTCAACAACTTCGGGGAGTTTGCTATCATCAAACTGGTGCATGTTGTAGCACACCCATTCACCATTACGGAAGACATAGGCATACTCTTCGCTGTTATCGGGGAGCAGGTATTCTGCAAGGTCAACATCAAGGCGAGGAGGAGTATCTTCACCGCGCTGAGAGTAGTATTGAGGATCATAAACTCCCTTCACACCAGTATCATCCCAACGCTCATCAGTCCAGCAGGAGGACATATCACCACCATCAATCAGTTCGGCAGCAAGAGAACGAGCGTTGTAATGTGTGGACAGAATACGACCCAACCATTCAGGATAACCATCCCAATGATGATAGGCAGAAAGAATAGAACCGTCAGAGAGTTCAATACCGATTCGTGAGCGGGTTGACATCAGTGCTTTGGTTGATTACTTCGTAAGTATAGGGTCTCCTAAGACCCCTGCGAGGGTCTATGGGACACTTCTCCAAGTGTCCTCAATACAATAAACTCTCCAAAGCATTTACATTAGATTCCACCTTAACTTCTGGATATTTGATGATAATCAATTCTGTCTTTTTACCTCTACGACTGACATCACCCGCCATCTGGTAATCAAACTCCAGATAACGAAACTCAGTCCAATCCTTGTAGAGTTCTTTAAGGTAATCCGTGTTGTCATAAGACATCACAAACCCACCATCATGTTGCTTCAAGACATCCGCGAGTTTGTCATGATTGAATCCTTCATGAGTGCTTCCATCAATACCATAATAGTATGATGTTGTCTTGTAATATGGTGGATCAAGATATATGAAATCATTCTTGTGCTTTGGTATGGTCTCAAAGCAATCTCCAAAGGAAAATGAGAAGTTTGGATTGTAGAATCCTGCAAGTTTAATCAAACTTGCGGCACAAAGATTCTTTCTTGATGATTCAGATGTGTGTCCAAGATCTCCACTAAATGCACATTTGATAGAAATATAAAAAGACCATGCTCGGGTGAACTTATCGTCACTCTCAAGCAATGGTAGAAATGATTTGTAGTGTTCTCTATCTCTTACTGGATAATGTTTTGCTGCTTCTTCTGCAATTCTTTTACCACCTTCAGTTGTAAGAATCTCCCAAAAATCAGCAAGAGGTTGGAACAAGTCATATGCTTGAACCTTTACACCTCTTGCTGCAAGTGAGAGTTCAATACAACCTCCACCCATGAAAGGTGACATCATTCTTTCAAGATTAGGATGAATCTCATCTATAATCTTAATGATCTCATCTTTCATTTTGTTCTTACCGCCTGCATAGCGGTATAAACTTG